CTGCAGCATCAGCTACATCAGTTGCAAAAACGTCTTCATCTTTAACTACACCAGCAGTAGTGTATATTCCAACATTGAAAGTACACGATCCACCTAATGTGTCTGAACCAATAAATAAATTAGTTACAGAAGCATTTGATGGGATCGGTGCTAACATAACAATATCGTCATTATCACTATCACCAGCAGCTAGTTCAACTGTTCCATTCGCTGTTCTAAGAACACCGTGTAGTTCAGCTGAGTTGTTAGCAACTTGAGGAGATGCCTCAAAGTTTGCTACTAAGTCTGTATTTTTAGTACCCATAACTTTTTCCTCCTATTACGCTTCAGTTGCTTGGATCTCAACTACTTTTTCTTCTTCCATTCTAGTAGCACCAAAAGAAGCACAGTAGTAAACTTGAGTAGCATAACCTTTGTCAGCTCTCTCATCTATTCTAGCTGTAACATCTTTGCCTACACCGATAGCTAAGCCATCTTGTGCGTAAGCGATGCACTGTCTTTTAGAACCAGTAGCATTCAATCTGTTTGACACTATAAAGTTAAAGCCTAAGAATTGATTTACATCACCTGAAGCTAGAGCTTTTACAGTGTTGAAGTCACTTGACGTAACTTCAGTTGTTCCTAATAAATCAGTGATTTGTTTAGGCGATACAATGATGTGTCTTGGAATTGACGGATCAACACTCGCTGCATCTAAGATTTCTTTTGCGGATCTTAGTTTAGCTATTGTTAAACCATTTGAATCAGCTGTACCTAACTTCTGTGCAGAAGGAAGTGCAGTTGATGTGCTTCCAGTTTCACCAGTGAATGACGTACCTAATGCAGCACTGATTATTTCATCATCCATAGCTCTACCCATTGCGAATGCAGCAGCTTGAGCATAAGAAGATGTCGGGTCGATTAAGAGTCTTACCTTGTCTTGATCATCGATAAGATCAGCAAATTCATAATCAACTAAAGATACTCTTCTTCTTGAGTGAGGAGTATCGATTTGTGGAGTGTCTCCATGTCTGCTAGTTCTTTTCTGAGCAGTCACAGCACCCACTTGATCGAAAAATGCGTTCTTACCAACAACACTTTCAAGTCTTACTTTGTCTCTTAACAACGATCCCATTTGTTGAGATAACATTTGTATGTTAGCAGAATACTGCTGTACAAATGCTGTTGTTACTTGTGTAGACATAATAGTCTCTCCTTATTGTTATCAGTTTAGTTTAAACAAAACAGAAAAGTTATCTGTCGAATGACAGGCATCTCTTGGATTTTAAGTCTTTTAGACTAGAGTCTATTCCTTCTTGCCAGTAGGGTTCTCTCGAATTGTCCCACCTTTAACCCATTTATAATATTTTTCACAAATTGGCAAGGGATCTTTTTTTTGATACTCCGTACCAGTTTCTTTAACGATACGGAGTATTTCTAATTTGATCTCTTCTTTTGTTAAGTTATCACTTGGCATTGACCATTGACCTTAATGTGAATACTTGTTGTACGATTTTATCGTGATCAGGATGACCTTTATTCCAGTAAGGACCAGTCTTATCATTCATGATCTGAGAGATTTCTTGTTCAATATCTCTACCTTGATTTACATTTTCACTTTCTGTAGCAATAATTTTATCTTCAGAAAGCATATCAGCAATCTTAGCAAAGCCTTTGATAATCTCAGGATTATCTCCAAGTCTTGAGCCATCTTTCATTTGCATATCCAAAACTTCTGCTTTCATATTTGCTTTTGCAAGTGATGCAGCCTTTTGAATATTAGCATCATAAGATTTACCCCACTCTTGTCTAAGCAGTTGTTGAGCTTGTACTTGTGAAGTCTCGGCATCGATTTGACTTTGCTTGGCAGTCTGTTCCATAGAATTTTTATAGAACTCTAAGATACCTTGTGCTTGTTTATTATTTAAACCTAGCTTATGAGCATTCTCTGCAAACTGTTTTACAGCAGTTTCTTCGATTGGTACAACTTCCGATTTAGCCTCAAGTTTATATTTATCAGCAGACTCAGGTCTACCAAGTTTATCATAAACTTCATTCCATTGATCTTCAGTTGAGTTTTGATTTGGCACAGCAACTTTATCTGTTCCAATCATTCGAGTTGCGTTAATGTATGATTTAGCTAACGCATCAATCTCAGTAAACTTAGAGATGTTTGGATCATTTCTAAATTCTTCTGATATAGTTTCTTTCCATGACGTTGCAACTTTTGGCTGGTCAGTCGTGGAAGATACTGTTGTTTGAGTTGTGTCTTGTTTAGTTTCTGTAGGCGTTGGTGTCGTTTCTACAGGCGAAGCTGGTTGCTCCGTTATCTGCGTTTGTTCTGACATTGTTATCTTCCTTTTTCATTATCATTTTGTAGCATTTGTTTTATAAATAGAAGTACGCTACGTTGTCCTTCCATATATGCACTTTCATGACTATCACCTTTAATGTTAGTCGTATGATAAAAGTGGCATCTCTTTTCTAAATCAGACAATACTTTTTTACCATCGTCTGTTTCAAAAACTTGTTTATAGCTAATTCTTAATGCAGCTATTTGTTTTTCAAAATCTTCTTGTTTTCTTTTTGCTTCACCCATTATTCTACTTCGGCATTAGCAACTGCCTTCGCTTCTTCAGGTAATGCTTTTGCTAGTGGTGCTATCTTACCACCTGCGTCAGCTACTTGTTGAAGTTGTTGCATTTGTGCCATTTGCTCCTGTTGTTGTTGCTTCTGTTGTCTTTCCGCATTCAACTGTGATCTAGGTTTTAAAATCTTTTGTGGCACTCCAACAATATCTGCTAAGTGTCTTACAAGATTATCCATATTCACGTGATCGAATACAGGAGCTACATTAGCTAAACTTCCCATGATTTCAATAGCTCTCATGATAGATTGTAACTCTGTGGATTTCTGAGCTTTAGCTAATGGTGATACATATTCAATTTCTATGTCTTGACCTGATAAGAAATCAGGTGCAGGTCTGAATTGATTTTTTCTAAGTAGAATATTAAATGCTCTATCGATTAGAGGTTTTAATAATTCAGATTGTAATCTTCCTAATACTGGTCCAAGTAATCTCATCTTCTCTTCGTTTCTTTGGATAACTTCTGTTGCTGTCATTTGTGGACCTTGTTGCATCATAAGTTGATTGACATAGAAAGCATTTCTAATTGCATTACGTCTTTGCTCTTCCATGTTTAATCCTAATGGTGAGTTCGCACCAATATTTAATGGTTCAATTCTATCTCTTGTACCTGCTCTGTAAAAGTTTAGTCCACCTGGTACAGTTCTTACGGGTAAAATAAATCCATCATCAGGAACTAATAGAGGTGGGTCTACTTGTTTCTGTGCAGCTTTGATTGTTGTCTTAGACATTTCATTCAACATTTTTACATCAGGCAATGCTGTCATTGCTGGTGATCTTCCATAGATTTCATGTGATGCTTTTAAGTATCTTGGAACAACAAAAGGAAACTCTCTAAATCCTGACACAGATAATTCATCACCACTTGCGTATTCAATATACACAGACTCAAATGGCATATTAGAACTATCTTGTTTTGTAGGATTGAAATCTGATCTTGGATAAACAGCATGAACAATCTCTATCTCTTCGTATGGATCTTTGTTTGCTATTGTTGTTACTTTAGTTGAAACTGTATTACCAAATCTTTGAATAGCTGCTCTCGCACTAATTTTAAATTTTCTGTAAACTGTATCTATTCTACCTTTTTCATTTTCCGCAATGTAAATTTCATTGATGTGTCTTGTAGAAAATTTTAATAAATCTTCATCATCTTCTTCGATAAACATGGCAGCCGTACCAAAGGTAATAAGGTCATGATATAATTCAAATATTTCTTGTTGAAAGTTAGAACGATTAAAAGCTGTGTACATTGTTTCTTCAGCAGACTCTAACCATTCTTTCGCCTCATCTTCGCCATCTAGTTCTTCGTTTTTAAAACGTAGGGAGAACCAAGGTGTAGAAGGATTTGTAAGCATACCATGTAATGATGCTGCTAATAATTCTACTGCTTGTAAAGGTGAACTATCAAAAATAAGTTCAGTTCTTTTATCACCTCTTGATCTTAATTTTGTGACATCCGCTTTTCTTGGCATCATGTAGTCTGCTACTTCTTGCCAATGGTTTTCCCAGTTGTGTCTTTGCGATGTTAGTCTGTCAAATCTTTTTAATAAACTTTTTGTTAAATCTGTTT